AATGTACTTGAAGAAGCTTTTGCAGCTAAACTTCATAGTGTACATTAATTATAATTTTATTGTTTAATCTGTTAAAACTTTAAATATTATAAAATTAAAAGAAAGCGAGAATATATGACAATGATAACGTTTAACAATCAAGAAGAAAGAATTAACTTTCAGATTGCTATGTGTTTACAAATGCTTAAATCAGAAGTTGAAACTGGTCACATTATGTGTAGTCCAAGTAAAGGTTCTACAGTAAGAACTTTATCAAGATATTTTATAGGACTAAAAAAAACTAAAAAAGGAGCTTATAAACAACTAGTAGATGCTGGTATTTATAAACTTTTAGAAAGTCAAAATGCTAATAGTTAGTGGATTAATAATTACAGGAATTCTAGTTGCCTTTTCTCTCTCTCGCAGCAACAAAGAATATAGAATTTGGCGTAATGAACAATTACGCCAGTCTATTATGAGGAATAAAAAATATGACAGAAGCTAAAATTTGTTGTATTTGTAACGAAAAATTTATTGGTTGGGGTAATAATCCTTATCCAATAAAAAAAGATGGTGAGTGCTGTAAACCTTGCGATGACAATGTGGTCGTGCCAGCAAGAATTGATTATATTTATGGAGATAAAAAAAATGAGCTTAACTAAACAACACTTTGAAGATTTAGCACAATTAATTGGAGATACAGATACTTATGAAGAATTAGCTTTTCAATTAAAAGGTTTCTGTAAAAGACATAATACTAATTTTAATGTAGTTAAATTCAATAACTACATCATTAAAATTAAAAATTTAAAAGAGGTTAAACGTGCCTAAAGAAATTACATTTAAAGATATGATTGAAGATATATATAAGAAACCTTATGATCAAGTTCCTAAAGAAGAAATTAAAAGACAAGCAAGAGAAGTCTTTTGTTTTGGCTTTTCTAAAGAAGATTTAAGTGATGATGGTTCTGATTTAGAAACATTAAAAGATATAATGAGTAATTAATATTGTTTAATATTGTTATATTTTTATTACTATTATTTTATAAACTAAAACTAAAAAGGAGAGAAAACATGAAAATGAAATTAGCTTATAATATAGGTCTATATAGAGGTCATGCTATAGATAGAACTATTGATGGTTATGTTATTTTCGAAGATGATAAAGTTGTATACTATACTGAAACTAACACGGACGATGCTGCTATTCGTTATCGTGCTATGGAGGTTATAGATAGAATACATCGTGAAAGACGTAAAGAAATTGATGCTAGTATTCAACGAGTAGATGCACAGGTATATAGACATGACAACTACTAATTTTTGGAAAATAGCTATTTATTCTACTGATAGAGTAGAAGGTGGACAAGAAGAAGGTGGCTGGTATTTTACAGCAGGCGAAAGAGTAAAAGAAGGTAAAACTTTGTTTAAAGATCCTAGAAAAGCTAATCGTGCTTGTGCTTTATTTAATAAATTATATGGTAAAAAAATAACTTCTTGTGATCAAGGTCTTGAAGCAAACTATTACTATAGAGGAACACCAGAACATTTTCCTAAATACCCACCTTCGTATTCGTAATTATATTGTTTTATAGTGTTATTTATAATTTATTATTAAATTATTAATTAACAAAGAAAGAGAGAAAAGATGGACTTAACTAATAAAAAACTTAAAGCATACATCGTAGTAAATAAAGATGGAGATAATTTATTAGAAAAAATAAAAAAAGATCCCTTCGCATATATACTTAACGAAACAAACTTCGCCATGCATTTTTCAGAAAAAGATAGTTCTTATTTATCTTATGCATTTTATACAGATTTTGATACAGCAGAAGATTTCGCTCACTGGTGGACTGGCAATTGCGGAGAAATTACACAAGTAAGAGAAATAACAATAACTATTGGAAAAGTTAAATACGATAGTCAAAAAGACTTTTAAAACTCTAATAGACAATCAAAAATAAATAGCTATATTGGATAAATATGGCGATAAGTATAGACCTAATCAATCAAACAAACGAAGCTACTTTATCGGACCTTGAAAAGAAGTTCTGTGAGGGTATAGCAGCAGGAAAAGGTAAGAGAGAAGCGGCTGTTGACGCTGGATATAGTCCTACATCAGCACACGTTCAAGCTGCACGCAACTTAAAGAAGGATAAGATTATACAGTATATTGACCGACTGCGCACGGACGTGAGGCGCTTGACTAACGAATCAGTGTCAAAAGAGGTCGAAAGACTTGACTTGTTGATCAAGGATGCTTTGAAAGATAGTCAATATTCTGCAGCTGTGAATGCGATAAGACTAAAGGCCCAGCTATTAGGGTTCTTGGTTGAGAAAAAAGAAATTAAAACAAACACTCTTGATTCAATGTCCGAGGATGACCTTACTCAATACTTGACACAGATCCGTGTTGATCACGGGTTGTTGATTGATGATGCAGGCGGCTTGATCATCGGTGATCAGGTTGATGACGTTGATCCACAACAACAAACCACAGCCAGCCTGTCGGATCCACAAGGATCAGGGGCCGAGTTGATCAGTACGGAGCAGCAAGGATCCGGCTAATATTATTATTGTCTATTGTTGAATAGATTAATATATAATTAGATTATTAAACGAATAGAAAGAAAGAAACTATGTCACTTAAATATACGACTAATGATGGTAAAGAAGTAGGAGACTTCTATACTCTTGATGATGGTATAGAAGATGGTAAAGTGTTTTGGAAGAGTAAAGAAGTTGGTGAATGGAAAGTATCGCACGATGATGAAGTTGGAACTTATATTTTTAAAATAGTTGATGGACAAGAGTTCCATGATCATTACTGCGATGAAGACTATATAATTAAAAAGACTAATTTAAAGTAAGGTTGATTCGTTGATCTTGAATCGTGGATCTTGATCTTGTTTGATGAATAAGGATGCATGGTTAATGAGTAGTTATGCGTGAAAAAAGCTCTAAAAAATATCGTCAGTCGTCAGACGCTAAAATAATAAAAATTAAATTTTAACGTATTTTTTTTAATTAAATAAAGTAATTAAATTATTAATTAAAAAGAAAGAGAGAATTATTTATATTATTTATTTTTTTAGAAATTTTATTTATTTATTACTTATTATATTAGTATTATTCTTAATTAGTTAAATACTACTTATACGAGAATAAGAACGAAACGAGAACGAAGTTAAAGTAAATATATTATTTACTTATTATTAAAAATAATATTAATATTTAATTAAGTTAAGTTAATAGAAATTAATTTTTATTAATTTTAATACTTACTTAGAAAGCGAGAGAGATAGACTATACGAATAAAATCGAAACTAAAAAAAATTTAGTCGAGAATAAAATAGCTTTATCGTTTAGAGAATACGAATCTAAAAAAGTTTTATTTAGATTAGTAAATACTAAAAGAGAAAAAACTAAAAGTTTTTCTATTTACGAAAAAGCTAAATTATCGACTACTATTAAAGAAGCTTTTAATAACGATTATAGAAAAGTAGATATAGAATACGATACTACTAAAAATAATCGATTTAAAAAAGTTAATTTAATAGTCGATTTAAATTCTTATTTAGATAAATCTAAAAAAAATCTTTATTTAGATTTAATTAATTCTAATAAAGAATTTATTAAGAATAATAAAGTTAGTAGCGAAATAATCGAGAATAATAAATACTTCGAGAATTTAGTTAATAACTTAAAATAATAATTTAATTATTATCGAGAGTAGCGAAATTAAAAAGTCGCTACTCTCTTTTTTTTTAAACGACTAATTACTTTTTTTCTCTTTTTTCTTTTTTTCTTTTATTTCTAAAATAAAGTTATTCTATAAAAATCGTATTAAGTTTAATCTAAATTTTTTCTATAAAGTTTAAAATCTTTTTGACGGCTTACTAGTTAAAGAGTAAGTAAAGGGTGATGAATAACCGGTATCCATATAAAAATTTTGTAAAAAAAAATTTTGCAAAAAGATACTATTTATTAGATTTTGTAAAAAAAAATTTTGTAAAAATAGACCCTCTTGAAAATTTTGTATAAAAAAATTTTGTAAAAAGATACTATCTGTTCAATGTCTTATTTAAATGCTAGTATCCCGCCAATTTATTGTCAAATAAGGAGGGAATATCTATATGATCTCAAACTCAATAAAGGAGAAACTGAAGACTGTGTGGTCTTTGGTCTTGCAAGCATACCAGGGCGGGCTGTATTATTTCATACGTTACTTACAAACGGTGCAATCTTTTGGCGACTACCTATCTCTGCTTTTATTCAAAAAGGATTTGAATGCAGTGGAGTTCCGAATCAAAATCTCGTTGATCTTGAACTATGGAATTCATTTAGCTATTATCCTAGTGTTAATACTTTTGATTTTCTAATTGGACAAAAATGTAAATACCTTGGGGTAGATAAAAAATTTTATGCTGGTGAATATTTATTTACGATTGATTGGGCTCATCCAGAGCCTAATATCCTCGATACTGAGCATAGTGAAATACCCCAAGAACATAAGTGTGGACATGTTCTGGCACTTGATAACGGTAATTATGCTATTCAGCCTAATAATCGTATTCTTTGGAACGTGCCTAGCTTTACTACTGCAACACATTGGCCTGACTATAAAGTTCAAAGTTCTTACTGGAATGTCGAAAATAAAGATTTTATATCTGAAGATAGCGACAACATGTTCTACGAAATAAATAAAAAATAATTTTCTTTTCTTTTGTAAATTTATTTGTATAGTGACTGTCTCAATCATAAACAAAGAGGCTACTATGGCTAAAAAGAAAAAATCTTTCGAAAACATTATCGAAAGCATTAGAGACAAACAAGCTGAAATAGATGATCTTCTGAACGACTTAGAAGATAAGTATAACGCCGATACTGATTCAGGATCCGAGGATCAAGATGATTTTGATTCGGACAATGATGATACTGACGAAGAATAGATAAACTTTTTTGTTTACCCTAGAGCTTATAAACTCTAGGGTAGATACATGATCAATATTTCAATACTACTTCCTACACGTAAGCGAGTAGAAACTTTAAAAAAATCAGTAGAGTCATTAATAAGAAAAGCAAAAGATCCTAAATCTCTTCAATTTTTATTTGCAATAGACGATGACGATACGAATACTATAAAATTTTTAAAGACAACTAATTATCCAAATCAAGTCGTACTTACATTTAAACCTATGGGATATGAAAATATTCATAGGTATAATAATTCTTTAGCTCTTCACGCTAAAGGTAAATGGCTAATGTTCTTTAATGATGATGCGATAATGACTACTCAAAATTGGGATAATAAAATCATGGACCGTAGATCCAATTTTAGAGTGCTTAAAGTAAGAGAACAGACTGGACACCCTTATGCGATATTTCCAATCTTTCCGAGAGATTGGTTTATGCTTTTAGATCATATCAGTCTACATGGTCAAAATGATGCGTGGATCAGTGAGATAGCTTATAGCTTAGATATAATGAGAGATATAGATATAGAT